CCCGGCGTGCCAAGCGTGGCCGCAACATCGCCCGTGATCGCGCCGTTGTAGCAGTCGGTGCCGTAGACCGGCTGCGCCACGAACTGATCCTGCGCCGCCGCCAGCGTAAAGGCGCGTTCCTCGCTGCCGAGGTAGCCCTTGCCGGCCTGCTTGCCGATGTTGGTGCTGCCGCGCGAACCATCCTCGCGCTCAACGCCGCCACGGACTTTGAAAATGTGCGGCGCTACTCCTGTGCCACCGCTTGCAACGCCGCCTCCAACGCTTCCGGCAGCGCCTTGCCGCGCTTCCCGGCTCGGCGCAGGATTCCGCTGCACGCTTTCGCGCTCAAAAAGAACCGCTGCGGCACGCTGCCAGTCTCCAAGATGTCCGACAACGAACACACGACGGCGGCGCTGGGCCACTCCGAACCATTGAGCGTCCAAGACTCGGTAGGCCCACCCATACCCCAACTCCCCCAACGCCCCGAGGAAGGTGCCAAAATCCCGTCCTCCGCCAGATGACAAGACGCCGGGGACGTTTTCCCAGACAAGCCATCGAGGCCGGTAACGCTGAGCGATCGCAAGGTAAGTAAGCATGAGGTTTCCTCGAGGGTCTTCGAGGCCCTTGCGGAGACCCGCGACGCTGAAGGATTGACAGGGGGTTCCTCCGACAAGAAGGTCAATTGATTCATCAGGCCACTCCTGGAACTTGCTCATGTCGCCCCAATTCGGGACAGACGGATAGTGATGCGCCAACACGGCGCTCGGGAACGGTTCGATCTCGCTGAACGCCACCGGCTGCCAGCCGAGCGGGTGCCAGGCCACCGTGGCAGCCTCAATGCCGCTGCACACCGAGAGGTAGCGCAGCGTCACGACCGATCCCTCCACCACAACCCGACGAGCAGGAACAGCAACGCGAGGCCGGCCACGAGGCCAGCCCACAGCACCGCCGAGAGCAGCAGCTCGGAAAGCGGGCCGAGGTCAGCCAAGCCCACGCCGCACCTCCTCGAGCGCCGCCTTGATGCTCTCATCGGCGAACTCGAGCCCGCGAAGCACGTTCACGAACGCACGCACGCACTCGGTCGCGTCGGTGAACTCGTCAAGCTTCGTCTCGATGGTCGAGAACTCGGCGCGCGCGCGGATCTCCAACATCAGGGCAGGGGCGGTCATTCCGGCACCCTCCAGCGACGCACCACACGCGCGCGCCACTCGGGCGGCGGCAGGCGCTGCTCACGCTCGCGGCGCCACTCCAGCCACGACTCGATGACCGCAGCGATGGTCGAGGCCACGGCGACGGCGACGAAGATGCCGCCCGTGAGAATCAGCCAGTCCAGTGCTTCAGTGCTCACGGCTCCATCCCCTTGTAGGTCTTGAACTCGGCCACCTCGCCCTCGAGCACCGCGATGCGGCGCTCGTAGAGCTCGATGACCTTCTGCTGGTTGTCGATCAGGCGCGCCTGCACGGCGGCCAAGATGTCCGCACGCTCGACCGCTTCTCGAAGGGCAGCGACGCGCGCGGGGCTGATGGGGTTCTCACCCGATGCTGCGAAAGTCACAACGGCACCGACAAAGCTTCCATGCGCGAGAGCGCACGGGCCAACGCGAGGTCGATCTGCCGCTCCTCGAGCGCACTCAGGCGCGCCTGGTAGTGCCCGGCCTCGAGCAGCGCCAAGAGCACGAACGCGGCCGTGACCACGTCACAGCCCACCCGGTTGCCGAGCACGTTCAGATCGAGGCCGTAGCGCACGATCGGCGCGGCCTGCCGCGAGCGCGGCGGCTCGGGGCGGTACGAAGCAATCACCAGTCCAGTCATCGGGGGCCTCCTCCCTGACCCGCCACCATGGCGGGCATGGGAGGGATTCTGTGTGATGCGTCACGCTATACGCAATGAGAAAATCGCATCATATCCACTAGGTGGACGGTGAGGGAAGGCGCACACTTTCGGGGCCGTGCGCTCGCTTGTGCTCGCTCTGTGCTCGCCTATGCGCTCGCATGCGGTCGCATAGAGCGGCGCCCCCCCCGTATAACGGGGGGCGCTGCCTTGCTTTTCGTGTGTGTGCTCGCCCTATAGGGGTGCGGGGGCGAGCACACGCAAAATCCCGCAGAATCTCGAGGTAGGGCAGAATGGCCCCAGACACACGTCCAGGAGGACCCGGAAATGGAACTTTTTGCGCTCGCTCTGGCATGGCTTTTCGGGGGAGCGATCGCACTCGCCGCGCTCGCCTTCGTGACCGGCTTCGTCGCGTACTGGTTGTGGGCGGTCGCGCATGCCGGGTGGCTCGTCGCCGAACTCGTCTGGCGGCGTCGAGGGTGACGGCCTTGCGGTGACCGCCACGCGGTGACAGAATCGCAACGCCATGCAAGCGCAGGAGCCCGCACCCACCGCCGCGCCCCCTGTGGGGCAAGTAGCCGCCAAGAAGCCACGGCCGGTCAGCCCGGTGAACGGCCAGCCGGTGCCCATCGGCCGGCAGAAGGGCACGCCGAACAAGGTCACCCAGACGATTCGGGAGGCCATAGAGCTTGCCTGCAAGCCGGGGGCATGCCACCCACAGGGGCTGGCCGGGTGGCTCATAGACCGCGCCACAGGGGGGGTCGAGGACCGCAAGATCTTCGCCGGCCTTGTCGCCAAGGTGGTGCCGGCGCAAATCCACGCGACGGTTGACCAGGTGACGGTGCAGCTGCCGTGGTTGGCCGGTCGGGGGGTGGTCAGTACACACCGGCGTACACAACCGCAAGCCATCGACGCGCAAGTCGTTGAGCCTGCGATGGAATTGACGCAAGACCTTCGGGTTGATGACCCGATGCGCGTGCTCGAGGTGCCCGAGGCTGCGCCATCCGTCGCGCCCTCGCCACGCGTTGCGCCCGTGCAACTCCCTGCCGACCCCCCACCCCCCCTCGAACGGCAGGCGGGGGGCGGGTCGAGTTAAGGGTTCCCTTCCCCCCTCTCGCCAATACCGATTTCGAGGTGTTGAGATAAATGCAACCGCCTGACGAGGACATCGCCGCTGCCGGGCCGATCACGATCAACACCTACCGCCCGCGCGAGGTGTTCCTCGACTTGCACAACCGCGCGACGCGCTGGGCGTGCGTGGTGGCGCACCGGCGTGCGGGCAAGACGGTGGCGATGTGTGCGGACCTGGTCATCAGCGCGCTCGAGTGTCCGCACCCGAAGCCGCAGGTGGCGTACCTGGCGCCGTTCCGCGAGCAGGCGAAGAAGGTCGCCTGGCAGTACCTCAAGGACCTGACGAAGCCGCTCTGGGCGAAGCCGCCGAACGAGAGCGAGCTCAAGATCACGATGCGCACGAGCCGGCCGGGCGACTACGCCACGATCTACTGCGGCGGCAGTGACAACCCCGACAGCCTCCGCGGCCTCTACCTCGACGCGGTGGTGATGGACGAGGTCGGGCAGATGCGCCCCTCCACCTGGTACTCCGTGGTGAGACCGGCGCTCTCGGACCGGCAGGGCAGTGCCATCTGGGCGGGCACGCCTGCCGGCAAGAACTTCTTCTGGCAGCTGCGCGAAGAGGCGCGGCTGAACCCCGGCACGCACCTGCTGCTCGAGCTCCCGGCGAGCAAGACGGGCATCTTGCCGGAGGGCGAGCTTGCGGCGGCGCGTGCGCAGATGACCGAGGAGACCTTCGCGATCGAGTACGAGGTCAGCTTCGACGCCTCGGTGCCTGGCGCGTACTTCGCGAAGCAGCTGGGCGAGGCGTATGAGCAGGGGCGGGTGGGGGACTTCCCGATCGACCCTGCGTTCCCGGTGGACCTTGTGGCCGACCTCGGCTACACGGATTCCTGCTCGTGGTGGGGCTGGCAGACGGGGCCGGATGGGCACCGGGTGGTCGAGTTCTACGAGGCGGACGGTCAGGCCATCGGCCATTACATCGACTGGGTGAAGAGCCGGCCGTACAAGGTCGGCACGGTGTGGCTGCCGCACGATGCGCGGGCGAAGAGCCTGCAGACGGGCAAGTCCATCATCGAGCAGTTCCTGCACTCGGGCATCACGCCGCGGATCGTGCCCGAGCTCAGCCTGCAGGACGGCATCGAGGCGGCGCGTTTGACCATCCCGAAGTGCTACTTCGACGAGAAAGCGACCTATGCCGGCGTCGAGCACCTGCGGGCGTACATGCGCGAGTGGGACGAGCGGACGCAGACCTTCCGCAACCGCCCGAAGCACGACCAGCACAGCCATGCCTCGGACGCTTTTCGCTACCTCGCGCTTGCCGCGAGACCCGTTTCTGGTAATTTGTCAAGTGGTGGTGCTAAAATCGCACCGCGTAGTGGCGAGCACTACGGGTTCACGTTGGATGACATCTGGGACTGCAGGCCGCGCCAAAGCGGACGGGTGGGTTGATGGAAAGCTCCGAGCGCATCGAGACCTCCAAGGACTTCGCCGACACGCCGGGCGGCATGGCGCGGCGTTGGAGCACTGAGATCGAGGCGGCGGTCAAGGAGCTGACCAAGTTCCACGAGGACGGCGACAAGATCGTTGAGCGTTACCTCGACAAGCGCGACGACTGGGGTCAGGCCGAATCGCGCGTGAACCTCTTCTGGTCCACGGTGAAGGTGCTGCTCTCGATGCTCTACGCCCGGCCGCCGAAGGCCTCGGTGTCGCGCGCGTTCCAGGACTCGGATGACGATCAGGCGCGCGTGGCGGGGCAGATCCTGCAGCGCCTGCTGAACAAGTCCTTCGACGACAACATCTCGGCGTGGGACGCCGCGGTGCGGCAGGGCATCGAGGACTGGCTGGTGGTCGGCGCGGGTCAGGTGTGGCTGCGCTACGAGGTCGAGACCGCGCTCGAGGAGGTCCCGGCGCAGTTCGACCCGCTGACGGGCGTCGAAATCGCCCCGGCGCAGACGGTCGAGCGCATCGTCGCCGAGGACGCGCCCTGCGATTACGTCTTCTGGAAGGATTTCCTCTACTCCCCCGCGCGCACATGGGGCGAGGTGCGCTGGGTGGCGCGGCGCGTGTACATGACGCGCGAGCAGCTTGAGGCGCGCTTCGGCCCCGAGATCGCCAAGGTCGTGCCGATGGTGCGCCGGCAGTCGAAGCAGGGCGAGCCGCAGGTCAAGAACGACCCGTGGGCGCGTGCCGAGGTCTTCGAGATCTGGTGCAAGGAGAACCGCAAGGTCTACTGGTTCGCCAAGGGGATGGACACCATCCTCGACTACAAGGACGACCCGCTCGGGCTCGAGAACTTCTTCCCCTGCCCGAAGCCCTTGGCGGCGAACGTCACCTCGAGCAACTTCATCCCGCGCGCGGACTACATCTTCGCGCAGGACCAGTTCAAGGAACTCGACGAGATCAACACGCGCATCACCTGGCTCACGCGCGCGGCGAAGGTGGTCGGCGTCTACGACAAGAGCGCGGGCGATTCGGTCGGCCGCGTGCTCCTGCAGGCGGGCGAGAACCAGCTCATCCCGGTGGACAACTGGGCGATGTTCGCCGAGGGCGGTGGCATCAAGGGCAAGATGGAGTTCGTGCCGATCGAGGCGGTGGTCAACTGCATCGACCGGCTGCGGCAGTACCGCGCCGACAAGACGCAGCAGATCTACGAGGTGCTTGGCATCTCGGACATCATGCGCGGCGCATCGCGCGCTTCGGAGACCGCGGCTGCGCAGCAGATCAAGGCGCAATTCGGCTCGACGCGCATGCAGCTCTCGCAGTTCTACATCGCCGAGTGGATCACGCACGCGCTGCGCATCAAGGCGGAAATCATCGCCAAGCACTGGCAGCCCGAGACCATCATGCGCGCCTCGAACATCGAGCGCACGCCGGATGCGGCGGTGGCGATGGCGGCGATCGATTTGATCAAGAACACCGAGTTGGCCGAGTATCGCATCAGCGTCGAGGCCGACAGCATGGCGGCGATGGACTGGGCCGCCGAGCGAGACGCAGCAGTCCAGTTCATGCAGGGCTTGGGCGCGTTCATCTCACAGGTCGCGCCGGTGGCGCAATCGACGCCCGGCGCCGGCCCGTTCCTGCTGCGTCTCATGCAATGGGCGGTCGCGAAGTTCCGCGTCTCGAGCGAGATCGAGGGCGTTCTCGATCAGGCGGTCGCGGCGATGCAGCAGCAGCTGCTGAACCCGCCGCCTCCGCCGCCGAACCCCGAGCTCGAGAAGCTCAAGCTCGAGGCCGAGAAGATCAAGTCGAACGAGCGCATCGCGGCATTCGAGGCGGCTTCGGACGAGAAGGTGGCCGCGCTCAAGGCGACGGTCGAGCTGCAGAAGGTCGAGATGCAGGCCAAGTTCGACCAGGTCGCGGCGCAGTACCAGCAGGTCGCCGACATGATGGCGGTCGTGCAGAAGGTGAACCCTGTGATGCAGCTCGACGGCCTTGCGGCCTCCATCGGGCAGATGTCGCAGAGCAACGCCGCGCAGATGGAGCAGCTCCTGCGCGCGGTCACGCAGAAGCGGCGCCGCGTGCCGATCCGCGACCAGATGGGCGAGATCGTCGAGGTGCGCGAGGTGGACGAGCCGGAGAGTCCGGCCGGCCTGCCGCCTGGCGGTCCGCCGGTCATCAATTGAGGTAGCACATGGCGACGTACAACAAGTTCCAGGCATGGGCAGAGACGATGGTCGAGGGTGCAAACCTCGGCTCCGACCAGTTCGTGATTGCCCTCTCCAACACCGCGCCGGTTGCGACCAACAGTGTGTTGGCTGACATCACGCAGATTTCGTACACCAACCTTTCGTCGCGCAATGTCTCGACGACCAGCTCCTCGCAGACGGGTGGCACTTACACGCTCGTCCTTGCGGATCTGGTGATGACGGCATCTGGCGCTGTCGGCCCGTTCCGCTATGTCGTGCTGTACGACGACACCGTGGCGGGCGATCCGCTCGTCGGGTGGTGGGACTACGGCTCGAGCATCACGATGGCGAACGCCGAAACCTTTACCGTGGACTTTACTGGCGCTGCCATCACGCTGTCGTAAGGAAGTAATTTATGGCAGACAATGTTGGATATACACCCGGCACAGGCGCGATAGTCGCTGCCGACGATATTGCTGGCGTACTGCATCAACGGGTAAAGATCGGCGTAGGCGCTGACGGTACAGCGGTCGATGTTTCGTCGGCTAACCCGATGCCCGTCAATGCTTCCTATGGCGAACTCGTCGAGGCCCTCGAGGCGCTGCGGATCGCGACGAGCTCGCTGACCAAGAGCATCGGCTTTGCTCTGCCGAACCTCCTCGGCCAGCCGATTTTCGAGGCGCGGCAGGCGACGGCGGCAAATCTTAACGCAACTGTTTCGGGAAGCCTCTCAACAATCACGACGGTTTCGACGGTTTCGACGGTGACGAACCAAGCGCAGGTTGGCGGCTTTGCCGCGAACGACCAAATCCCCGCTTTGATGCACCTGCAAGCGGACTCCCTTCGACGCAACATCTCGGTGACCTAAATGGCGACCACAAACGGAAATCGGCAAATCCTTGACCTCAAGCGCTGGGAGTTCTGCGCCCCCGCGCCTGCTGCTTCGGCTGCTGGCGCGATGGTCATTTCCTCGCGGCACTTTCGTCAGCAGCAGATGCTTGTGCGTTCGACGACCGAAGCGTTCATGTACAACCCGTCCGAGGACGGTTGGGTAACTATCACCTCGCCCGCGCTCGCGGGAACTCTTGCGGCAGGCGCAGGCGGCACCGCAGGCGCGTGGTCAACGGGTTCAACGGTTGGCGCTGCCTCGCTGACTGCGACGGCTGGCACGACCTCGACCATCACGACGAACCAGACTCTTGCGCGTGACCTGCGCGGGTACAAGATTCTGATCATGTCGGGCCCGAACAACGGCGCGGTGCTGGACATCGTATCGAACACTATCGGCACGAACGCCGTCATCACGGTCGCAACGCAGGCAAGCGCGTTCTCGGCATCGACGACCTACCGCCTGATGACCCCGCGCTTCTATGTGCTGGGTTCTGGCACCCTCGCGGCGGGATCGTTCCGCGTGTACGACTACGCGACGAACACATGGACGACGCTGACCATCACCGGTCTTGCGGCAACCCTTGCAACGGACGGCAAACTCATCGCCACGCCTTCAATGGTTGATGGCGATTTCAAGCACTTCGCCACGGGCACGGCGACCTCGGCTACCGCAACGACGCTTGTGCAGACCGGCAAGACTTGGACGGCGAGCCAGTGGATCAATTACCAAGTCCGCATCACTGGTGGAACCGGCGCGGGGCAGATTCGCACCATCACGGCGAACACCGCCGACTCGCTGACCGTTGCGACTTGGACGACCACGCCGGATGCGACATCGACCTATGCTATCTCGGGCAATGACGACTTCTTGTACTACATGGGCAACAACGCCGTAACGCTGTACCGCTACAGCATCTCCGCGAACACCTGGTCGACGCTTGCGCCGACTGCTGCGCGAGCTGCTGCGCCGGGCGCGGGCATGAGCGGGCATTGGGTGCATTCGGTCGAGGCTGCGGACTGGAACAACGAGTCGGCCATCATCAACGGCGACCGCATCTACTCCTTCCGAGGCGGGGCCGGCGGTGTTCTCGACTACTACGACATCAGCGCGAACACTTGGGTCAGCGGTGTCGTCTACGCGCCGAACGCGGAAACCTTCACCACCGGCACGAAGTACGCGCTACACGGTGGGCGGCTTTACATCCAGAAGGACGCGACGGGGCGGTGGTTCGCGTATGACTTTGCGCGCTCCGAACTGTTCCCGTGGTCTACGGCGCTCTATCCGCAGGGTGCCGCCATCGTCGGCGACACGGCGTTCGATGTCGTCTACAAGGACGGCGCGACCGAAATTTTCTACGTCTATTTCGTCCTCAACACTTCGCAAGTCCTGCTTCGGCAGCTGGTGGTCTGATATGACCATCGCAGAACTCATCAAGGCGTGTGAGCGGCGGCTTGCGAATCTGCATAGCGTTCGCGGGTCAGCGCTTGCGCTTGGCGATATGGCGCAGGTTGATCGCATCGACGCGCAGATCGAGGAAACACAGGACACGCTGAACAAACTCCGAACGGTTGCGTAAAGCATGCTTCTGACGCTGCTCCAAAGCGCCAGCAGCGGCAACTTTGTCTTGCCCGCTGACGGTGGGGTGTATTCGTACAGCGGCAACAATGCCACGCTGACTTATACGACCGCCGGGGCGTTCAACCTTGCGGCGGATGGTGGGGTTTACTCGTACAGCGGCAACAACGCCGACCTGCGCGTCAATCGCGCCCTGGCGGCCGACGGCGGCACCTACTCGTATGCGGGCAACGATGCCACGCTGACCTATACGCAGGCGGGGGCGTTCGTGTTGCTGGCAGACGGCGGCGTTTACACCTACGCCGGGGACAACGCCAACCTGCTGTTCTCTGGTACGCCCATCGTGGTCGAGACGCGCGGCGGCTACGGCCCGCCGACGAAGCGCAAGCAGCGCGACTTCGACGAGGAGCGCCGCGAGCGAGATCGGCTCCGCGAGCAGATCGAGGCCGCAGTCGCGCCGCTCAAGGCCAAGAAGGCCGAGGTGGTCGAGACGGCCGCCGGGGGCGAGGAGGGCGTCGCCATCCTCACCCGGCGCCAGCGCATCGCCATCCCGGTGCCGGCGTCGCTTGATGCGGGCGAGGTGGCGCGGATGGTCTCGGCGGCGCTCGAGCGTGCCGGCATCGAGGCGCGCAAGGCCGACTCCGAGCGCGCGCGGCAGCTCGCCGCTGCGGCGTTCGAGGTCGAGGTACAGGAGC